ATAGTGTAGTGCTTGTTGTTGAGCATCATTATCAAGAAGAATGTTAATATGTTTTACATCCTTATCATATATATTTTCCATTAATTTTTTTGGAATAAATTTACCAAGAATTGGAATAGCGTTTCGTTTTACTGAAATTGCATCAAAAACTCCTTCTACAATAGTAATAGGTTCGTTCCAATTTATTTGGTTTTCAAACATAATTACATTTTTGGATACTGGTGGATTTTTGTATTTAAACTTCTCCTCTTCAAATACGGATCTTGCGATGAAGTAATTGAGTCTATTATCAACATCATAGGAAGGAATGATAATCCTACCAGAATAAATACCACTATCAACATACCCAATGTTATAGCGGATAACATCTTCAGTAGTAATTCCACGAGAATCTGCATAATGTTTTGCCTTTTTATATGTTGGATTTAACCCTTTTGGTTCATGTAGTAATGATTTGAATTCATTTGGTAATCGTAATTCTACCTTTTCTTCATCGGAATCTTTAGAATAGATTACATAATCATCTCCATAAATTTCATAGAGTTTTTGTAATTTCTTGGAATCTACATGGAGTTTTCTTAATAAGGATGCTATTCTTTTACCTTTGGAATCACATACCCAACAATGCCATTGTTGTGTTTCCAAGTTGATTTGTAATTTCTTTTTGTGGTGATGACAAAATGGACAGTGATGTGCTTGTTCATCTCCCTTCATGGAAGTACCAGTACCTAATACTTCATCAAGTATGTTTATTACGATTGATTTATCTCTGATTGAGAGCATGCATACACAATTTGTTTACACAAAAATACGAAAAAGTTTTCATTATTCCAAATCTTTTCTAAACATATTCAAAAAATAATTCTCGTTTATGCTTTACTACTCCGATTGGTTTGTTGTTTTTAATAGATGTTATGATATTACCAGATGATGGAAAATCATAGTATTTTGCAGCATCCTTTATTGATTCAAATATAATATCATCTGTTATACATCTTACTTTTTTATACAATTTAGGTTGTTTTATATTTGAGGTTATTCCAACTAACTTTGGATTGGATTTATATTCATCAGCATCAACTAAAATATATTGACCATTTTCATTTTTCGCAGTTACCTTGCCTTTTCGTGATTTTGATATTTTTTGTTTCCACTCATCACCTCGTTCATAGTTGGGATTATCTTTCCACCACTTTTTAATAAATTCAGAATGGTTCTTTTTTCTTTCATCGGTCCATTCGTAGTTATTTTTACATTTATATGTATCTATTAGAGTATAATTTCTATCTATTGTATTTAAACCTTGTTCTAAACAATTGTATTTTTGTATGTAAGTTGTTTCTAATTGGTCAAGTTCTGATTTATTACAAATTGATATTATTTCAAATGAATGAGATTCCACACCATATTTTTTAAATGAACGAGTGAGTTTAGTATCATATAAGTGAAAATCTTTAATGTGTGTTCTATATCTACTTTTTATGTTGATGCTTTGACCTATATAAATTTTATCAGTAGGTGACGTGATTTTATATATCCCGCATATATTATCTTCTATTTTTAAAAGTTCTTTTCTATCCATACATATAAATATAAAAAACTTTCCTAAAAGATAAAAAACTTTCCTAAAAAGTTAAATATTACCCAAAATATCTCTACGATAGAACTTACCTAATAAATTTTCGTTTAGTGCCTTTTTATCACCAAGAACATTGTGTGCAAATTGTTCTTGTAATTCGTAATAAGTAAGTGATTTAGTATTAGGACAAAAACGAAGTATTCGTAATTCTAATTGGTCATTATTCTTATCTTTAAACCAATCCTGAACTGTTTTGTTTGATGAACGATATGTTTTCCAATCTGATTCTTTGGTAATGGTCTCATATGTTTTTAACCTTTTATCAGTTAATGATGCGATTTCCTTTTTACCAAAATTTCGTTTTCGTGTTGATAAAACATTTTTCTTTCCAATATAATACTCACCAGTTTTTCCATTAGTAATTTTGTAAATAAAACCAATAGTACCTTCTGGCATATCATTTAGTTCGGTTATAAAACTCCCTTTATATGTCCAACTCATAGTTAAAGATGCTAAAATCATTTTTATATTTTTCTCGTACCCAATCTTTTATCCCCTCTTCATTATAGTATTGTTTGTATAATTTATGAGTGTTTAGGTTTGGGTGTTTTTCCCAATATGTATTTCTATTTAAGTGTGGAATCTCGGTTAATTCCAATCCAATCTGATTAGATATGTGTTTTAAATCATTATCAAAATTTTCATATCTACCAACAAATGAAACTTTTTTATTTTCTCTTTGTCCATGATGTAAATAATATTCTTGTGAAAAAAATAAAAAATCCAATGGGTCTATTGATTCTATAAAACTTGAAAATAATTGAATATTTCCTTCTCGTTTTTTATGTTCGTACCAAGAGGCAAGACGAGTAAAAGGATTTCGGACAAATGAAAAAATAAAATACCCATCAACATTCATCAATTGATTAAGTGTACCATGAGTAGTGATTTGCTCAGTATCAGGTACACTTAATAAAATTTTTGATATAGAATTGCCACCCGTCTTGGGTATATGGATAAACGCCCACTTTTGTGTACGATTAATGAGTAACCCCACTTATAACAAATTAAATTTATTTTCTATCAGTTATGTCTGAATATTTTTTTGTATTAGTATATCCACCAGTAAGGTTTCCCAATTTACCACCTCTAGCTTTTTCTATTGTTTCTTCACTAACTTGTAGCTCAGAACTATCAAAATCTCTTGCAGAGATTGGGGTTCTATCCTTCTTTAATGGAAGTTTAGCAAACTCAGTTTTTTTATATAATTCTTCTATTGATGACATGATTATTCTTCAATTAGTTTATAAAGTCTTACAAATTCTAAGTTTAATTCTGGATTCTCTTCTTTGTATTTTCTAATACCTTCTACAATATGACTATCAGGATTTTCATCCCATTCAAAACAATTATATGCATGATCTGTTTTTAATTCATCTAACGCATCAGCAGTGATTGATGGAATTAGTTCTTCGCCTAAATAATTTAAAATTTGGTAGTTCATTTTTATTTTCCTTTTTTTAAAGTAAATTAATTATAACTTTTATATAAATATCATTAAGTGTCAAAACGAATCAAAAAATTCAAATCATAATCAGGTAAATTCTTGATAGGTTGTGGTAATTTTGCAATTGCAATCATATCACCATCATCATCATACAATCCGATTGTTGTAATAAATGGTGCTAAATAAGAGCCAGTTGGGTCTATTGATGATGAATTATAGTAATCATCCCAAGTACCTAATTTGGTAGAATCAATTGAACCTGAATAATATCTTCTTTGTTCTATATCTATTATTTCTTTTATTTTTACTGTCTTTGCAGGAGATACATTTAGGATTGGTGTTGTTTCAAAATAATAAGAACCACTTAGATTAACTTCTACTGCAGATGGGTTTTGAGAATAATTAAATTCACCTGCTTTTACTGAAACAAGAACTTCGGTTTCATAAATAGTTTGTGTTGAACGATATTCTAATTGATATGAATCTAAAGTATCACCTGAACCTGAATTAAATACAATTATACCTTCCGAATAAAATACATTACCATATGATAATGTCACCACATCGATATTTTCAAAATCAAGTTGATATGTGAATTGTATTTTACCAGTTTCAAAATCTATTGAAATAACATAATAAGTTTCACCAATACCATCATCAAGTAATACTATCGCACCATTATTTAAGTCAAATGAAATAACATCTATATCATATTCGTTACCACCTTGTTCTATTGTTAATATAGCAAGTTCGGCATCAAATTTAATAAAATTATAAGTTGGTATCGGGTCTGTTATATTACCAAACCCATCATCAACTAACTCTTTATTTTCATTTGTAGTTAATCTAACTGATTTCTTTTTTATTTGCTCACCAAATTTATTTCTATCAATATCAATTACATAAATTGTATCAGAAATATTTCGCTCACTAAGTATATCAGCTAAATTTTTATATGAACCAAATGTGTTAAAAATATTACCATCAAGATTATTATAATACTTGGATTTAATTGATTGATATAAAGATTGACTTACTTCTGATAAAGATGAAGTACTTGCAAGAGATGTAGGATATACACTATCATCCACATTCCAAAGTTTATAAACTTGGAACTTTCGTTTAGTAATATTTGATTTTGGTATTGATTTTAGCATAATATATTCCTACTTTATATAAATATACCGAAAGAAAAAACCCCATATTACTATGGGGTTGAAACTCCAAAGAGTCAATCCTACGAGACTATCATAGGAGGGGTGTATTTTAGAAATCAAGTTTTACTTTGATTAGAACTTCTTTATCAAATGATTTTGGAATCGGTTGAGAAGTTTTAGCAACTGCAATCATTTCATTTGCATCATTGTATAAACCAACAGTAGTAATAAAAGTTTTTGGATCTCTTTCAAATGTTGATTCTGCAAAAGTGCCATCGGAACCTGTTACAAAAGTTGGATTGTTAGAGAAGTTGAATTCTCTATTCGTTGCTCTTACAAAGTAATGTGCAGTAGAAACATTTTCAGTTCTTCTTGCATCAAATTCAGCACCTAACTTAATTGATTCAAATAATTTAATATGGTTTTTTTGTTCTGCTGCAGTTGATAATGTTGGACTTAAATTAGACCCAACTACTGATGCTATAGCAGCTGGATTAAGTACAATTAATCCTTGGTCAGGATAAAATAATCCAAATCCTTCACCATTTGAACCGGTTGTAGAAACAACAGTTGCTTCAGAATCAAATCCTAAATTTAAGGAACCTGATGCCACAAAGAACACTCGACCTGCTTTTCCAACTGTATCGGAGAATTTTTTACCTGAATCATCAATAAATGTAAATAATCCATTAGAACCATTTAATGATAATTCCCAGTTTCCTGCATCCATTTTTTCTTTGTATCGGGCACGAGATACATTAATTACATAGATATCAGACGAGTCTACTCCACCAAGAGTGGTTCCATCGGTAAATGTAAAGAATTCATCATCTTGTTCTAATAAAATAGAACGATATTGTGCATAAGTTGCTTTAGATGCTAGAGTTGAAAATTGATTATTATCCAAACTAACTGAACCACTACCGAACTTATGACCATATGCTATAGCAAATTGAACTTCTGCAGAGGATGTAGTATTGATATCAGTATTATATACATTTAGATAGTAATTTGAAGAACTTGCTGCAGCCTGAACAGATGATGTGTAAAATTGGCTTAATTCACCACTATCACCACTCCAAAGTCCAGTAGTAACGATTTCAATTTTACCAGTTACTTGGTCAAATTCTCCAAATCTTTTGTAGATACCCGTGTTGATGTTTCCACCCTGAGCACCTAATTTATCACCACCGGTAAGGTATTGGTTGATAATTGTTGATAATTGCTCAGATGTTAAACTACCTTGTTGTGCGTTTAAATACGCAGCTAATTCTTGGGTTAAGTTTACACCGGCTTGTCCTGTAATTTGTGCCATATCTTTTTAATTCCTCGTTTTATTATCTTGGTTGTACATAGGATACTGTTACTGGAATTGATTGAGAACCACCAGTTTCGTTACCATATACGGTTAAAGTTGTCTTAATTGTTGTAGTGATGTTAGGATTTGGAATGAAAGTAAATGCCAATCCTCTTTCTACTGCTGCAGTAGTAGTGATTTCATCACCCAAGAATACTGGAATTGTTCCACTTCCTGCTGCTAAACCTGAACCAACAATTGAACCTGCGTTTTTATTAGCAAGAACTAAAGTGTATCCCGCTTGAGTGTTTCCACTTGGAGATGTAGTTGGTGTAAGGGATACTTGACCAGAATTTTGATTTACCGAAATAGATGGAACACCGAATTCCACTTTAGGGATTTTAGTAGTACCTTTTGGTAAAGTTACTAATTTGTATCTTAATACTTGAGTTTCATCTGGTGATGCTTCAGTAATAGGAATAGCTCTAATTGCTGAATCGTAATAAGCAGACCCAAGTGGATGATCAGGTGCGTATAGGGTGTAATCGATTTCATCATCACCCAAAGCGAACTTTGTAATGTTTAATCCTTCACCAGTTGCTAATTTTTCTCTACCTTTTTTTGTAAGGATAGCATCAACGGTAATTTCGGTATTATTTAAATAAGCCATAGTTTTATTTCCTTTTTACTTTCAATATATAAATATAAGTATTTTTTAATTTTGTAATAATAATTTTTATTCAACAATAAGTATTGGTTCTCCACTACCTCTACCAGTATCATTTACTCGTAATGTATTAGGATTAGTTGTAAATGTTACTACCGGTGAACTACCATCAAGTGTTGTTGCTTGTGTTTGTTTTGAACCTCTAAAATAACTATTTTCAAGACCAGTTGTCAAATCACCAACATTTCGGTAATGGGTTGGAAAATATCCATTCAATGGAGTTGCCGAAACAATATTTCCCCCACTTGGAGTTGGAGTTTCGTTTCCATCCGAACCAGTAAATGGTAGAATAGTTACTTTATTTCTAAATAATGTTCTTGTAACAAATTCCCTACCAAGTGATTCATCATTTGGATTTATATTTTGTGGTATATCAACTTGATAACTTTCTTTTATTTCAAATATTTTTACTCTTTCTTTTATAGTATTTCCAAACACATCAATATAAGTTCGTATTGAATGAGAACCACTACCGAATACACCGAATCCTGCAACTGAAATAGAATCCTTATCCATACCAACTTGAATGAATGAATCTGATTCATATTCTCCAGTCAAAGATGTACCTAATTGGGCATCTATGTTAAACACAATACCACCCATATCAGAACCAGAATTTACTGTCATAAATCCATATTGTGCAGAATCATCAGTAGTTCTATATCTACCCTCGTAATCAGTTCGTTCACCACTTAATTGGGATACATCAGTATCCGTGATTGTACCTTCATATTGTGGATTTGTTACATCAAATACGACATCTTGTGTTATTTGTAAAACACCTTCTTTTCCTTCACTTGTACCAACTATATTAACATCTTGATTGGTATCAATAGTTCCTTCATAATCACCCTTTTCGGAACTTGGTTTTCTCCACTTTACTTTACTTCTTTCTAAAATATGTGGTTCTATTAAAAGACCAGAAGAAACTTTTGCTCTTGCAGGAACTAATGATTCTAAGGTATCAAATAGAGATTTATCAATATAACGAACTAATTGAATGTATTCATTAAAGTTTAAATCAAATCGTTGGAAATAATAATTTCGTAGTACATTCAAATCGGTGTATCCATCTCTATATTCATCTTCGGGATTTCCAATATAATCATCAATATTGAAATTACCCAAAGATTTTAGAATATCCATGTTAATCTCTTTGATTGGAGAGAAAAACAAACCTAATCTATCGGTATCTATTGGTGCAGTATCAAATGATTTTTTGGTTGCACGAGATTTGTAATCGAGATTTACACCATTTATTGAATCTGAATTTATTTCATTTCCTTCAAAATCGTATTGAGTTTCAAATCTAAATTTATTACCAAAATTAAATCCAGTTTGTGGAACTGTTGCAGTTACATCTCTATCGTAAGGATTGTAATTATATGGATATGTGGTTATTGATGAGAATCCACTTGCAACCGAAGATGTTTGGTATGATTGAATATATGCAACGTTCTTTACATCTACATCAATTCCACGATTCTTAGGATATTCAAAATCATTTCTAAATATCAAATCAAGTGTAGATGCAGAAACATGATTACCATCAATTGCATCTGCAATCAAAGTATGATTATCAATTCTTGATTCTGATAATGCAGTTGTCCATAATCTGAATTCATCAATTGAACCAGTAAAGTATGGTTGAATACCACCGATATTTAATTCAGAACCACTTTTCCAAGAAGTTGAACCAGTTGATAATGATAAACTAGATGATCCTTCATTTCTGATTCTACCGTTAAACCCTTCTTTGATATAAACATTGAAAGTTTCGTTACTGCCACTTATAGTTTTATTTAATGTAATGTGATAATAATCATCGTAAAATACTGGTACATAATTAGTATAACTACTTGTTTCAACACCACTACCACTTATACTAAATTTAAGTCTTCCCAAATAATTTGAACCACTTTCAATTTCAAGTTTCCAACCTTCGGTTTTAGCAATTACTTGATTTTGTTTTTGAGTTGTATTGATTCTAAATTCTACTGAATTTGGATAATCACCATTAAATTCTTTCCAATCTACCGAAATTTGTGATGAACCATTTAAGTTTAATGCAGCAGTTCTGTCTTCAAAAGTAAACTTAGTTGTACCATTTAATTGTGGATCTTGTGGTCCACCAAATTCCATCACGGTTAATAATGAAGCAGGAATTCCATAACAAGCCATTGCGGCGTGTAATGCTCGTTTAGTACCTTTGTGTTTATTAAGGTAAGGTAAGTTATTGAGTAATCTTCTCCAAATTTCTTGTTGTCTATCTTTACCTGACATTGATGAAACTTGAGTTCCATCAGAATGTTTACCAAAAGCATACTCCCATAAGAATTGAGATTTAACACCCATATCAGCATCCCAACCAAGAGATTCCAACATATGATAAATCAATTCATCTTTAATACCAATTTCGTATTTATGTTCTAATTTTTTGGATTGTTGTAATCCCTTAGAGTATGACCAAATAATATCAAAATGTTGACCAATCATATTAAAGAACAAGATAAAATCTTGTCCTGAATCATCATCCTGAATATGTTGTGGTAAATTATTTACGAGGTTAGATGTATTATAATAATCGTAATCTTCTGCAGATGTGGTAATAGTATCATACCAATCTAAAACAACAGTAGTATTAGATGCAGATAATTGAGTTCCGCCTGCACCTGGATATGTTAACCCATCAACTGATGAAGAAGAATATAAGAATTTTTCAAATGAATCAAAATCATTCTTTACTTTTGATATTTTATTAACATATGAATTTGCTTCATTTACAACAGCTAAAGAAGCAGTCCAATCATTTCCGGTGGTTAAATTTTGATACTTTTGATTATAAAATTCTATTAGTTTTATTTTGTAAATAAAATTTTCTACTCTTTCTTTAGCAGAAGAATATTTTACAAAATTAGACCATCCCCAAGTATTATCACCATCAACTATAATAGAACCAGATTCGACCTTGGTTATTGATGTAAATTGTATATTTAAATCAGTTAATGAAAATTCAGATGAAGATACAAACTGGCCTATTAAATCAGTAGATGTATTTGAACCACTTGATATTAATTCATCAAGAATTTGATAACCAATATCATCACCCAAATCAACACTAAAATTTGGAGTTAATGGAGTACAATTATTTGCTATATCACCAATTATGGAAATTTGCTCAATGATTGGTATTGATTGAACTTTAGAAATCCAAACTGTTTCATTTTCTTGTATTGAAGTTGGTAACGGTTCGTATAATTTTAATACTAAAGATTTTGGTTGATTTAATTTTCTTTTAAATGCGTTTCCTTCCGCATCAAACCCTTCATCATAAACAGAAAAAGTTTCAGTATCAACACCCCAAGTTGCAATTAATTTATTATCACCATTTCCAAAATGTAAATAATGAGTTAATAAATTAGAAATTTCATCTTTGAAAATTGTTGTATTAAAATTTCTGTTGAATGCTTCTCTAATATCTGAAACTACATTTCCTCTTCTTAATTTTAGATCACCTTTATCAAAAAGTATTTCTATTTCTTCGGTAATACCTTCGGTTAATTCATCACCTTCAATATTTGTTGGTACTAATAAAAGTTTAAATTGTATTTTATCAGTATCTTCGTTAAAAGTTGATTTGGCCTTTTGTAATACTTGTTGGACATTAAAAGTAGTTTTACCATTTGCTGAAAATCTACCCAATACAAATTCGGTATCTTTTTTACTTACATAAATGTCAATATAATTCGTATTAATTGATTGCCAACTAATATCAAAATCTACATTAAATCCAGCAAAATCCTTACCCTTAATCATTTCAGGGTAAGATATATTTGTAATATCAGGACCAGGTAAGAATGATTTACTAATTACATTTATTGATATAGTTTGTAAAGGTCCAATTCCACCTCGTATTGAAACCGGTTGTAAATATAAAGTATGTTGACCTATATATTGTAATTCTGTCTTTGTTAATTTTAGTTCACCTGATTTTGGTAATTGTCTTTGTATTTTACCCAAAGACATTTGTACATAATCAGTAGGTTGTCCGAATTGAATAGCAGAATCTAAGGTATCATAAGTCAGTTCATATGGAATACCTAATGGATTGGAATCGTTTATATTCCATTCAAAAAAAGGTTGAGTTACAACTAATTTAGGAGCAGTGGTATTAGGAACATTATTTTTAGTAGTTGTTATTCCTATTAATATACTACCTCCACCCAAATCGATTTGTAAATCTTCATCAACAAATGGTGTTTGATTTGCAAATCGTGGATCAGTTAAATTAGCAGAGCCTTTTAATACTTTGATTTCACTTCTAAATTGTGTACCGATATTTTGTCTTTGGAATTTAATCCATTTGGAATCAGTTCTAAAGTTTACTGATTCTGAAATCAAACCAGTTTCAAATTCGGTAATATATCGAATAGAATTACCAACAAACACATCTGCATCAATACGAATATCGGTACCCAACACTGGTTGTGATAAATTTTCTTGTTGGGATGAAAAAGTAAATTGTATAGTTACATCCGGAGTATCGGTTGGATTAATAACGCGTACCACTCCCTCATTTTCTTTAAAGATAGTTGTTTTATATGAAGTGGTAATTATAGCCATTTATTATCGTATTTATCGTTGTGCATTATTATCTTGTGAAGTACCAGCTACAGCAAAAGCAGGAGTTCTAAACTGGCCAGGAGTTATTTCAGTATCTCCTGCACCCCCAGTCAACGTTTGTCCTCCACCTCCACCTGCAGTTGCACCAACTACATTTGTAACTACTTCAGATGAAAGAACATAAGTTTCTTGTGAATTATTTGTACCATTAACGACTGTAATAATTTTGGGGGTTAGTAATTCAGTTTCTTGGAATTTCATAACATGGGGTGTAATAAATTTAGTATCAACCCCATCGAGTAGAATACTAGCACCATTTGGAGATGAAGTTATAGTAAACGAAATTGTTCTACTCGTAGGTACACTTGTAACCGCCCCAGTAGTATCAGTAATGGTAGTGGTAGTAGTTTCACCTAACTGTCCTACACCTCCCCCTCCATCACTTTCAGAAAGACTTGTTGCATCTTGTTGGGTAGCTACAAGAGGATTTGTAGGGTTGAATTGTCCTATTCCGCCGCCTGCAATAACATCACCTACACCAATATTTGAAACATCTACTACTGCCATTATTTTAATTTATTTTATATAAATATTTTATTATTTTTTTATTGTTGTGCACCAGTTCTTGGTCTTAGACCATCTTCAATTGCGTATCCAGGTCCTCTAAACTGACCAGGAGTTATTTCGATGAATCCTTCACCGGTTGGTATGGTTTGACCTCCACTACCACCACCTCCAGTTGTGGTATTTTCTTGTTGTGTTGTAGTTGATTCGATTGTAGGTGTAGAAGTTGACCTTTCATTTTGGTCAGTTTGTGTTTTTTGAACCTCTCGAATATCACCACCATCTGCTATTTTAAATGAACCATCATAGTATGTTAAAGTAAATTTATCATATTCATTAAATTTTTGTAATTGACCACCTGATGCATTTACATATCTAGCAGTTGAACCATCTTTCCAACTATACCAAGTTTTGGTTACAAGTTCGGTTGTAGGAGTTGGGTTAGCAGTTATTGTGGTGTTAGTTTCGAATACACAACTACCATCATCTTCTTGTGCAAGAGGATTGTAGTTTTTAGCATTAGGATTAGTGCACCCTTTAACCACAAATTGAGAGTTATCAAATGTATCAGTATCATACTTGGTTCCTGAAGTAACCGTTTTTAGAAGTTGTTTTACTTCATCTAATGTTATTTGCTCATCTAATGTTAAAATATTCTCTTCTTGATATGTTCGTTTTGGCAGATATTTATCAATTACTTTTATCAAAATTGAATTTAAAGTTTCAACAATTTTTTCAACTGAAAGTTCTAAATCTCTTGGAGTAGAAAGTGGTTTGCCATAATTATTAGATGAAATATTCCAATCTTTATTTTCTACAAAGTATTGTGCACCTTCTACTAATTTTTCTTTAATTTGATTTACAAATAATTCCCAACTTTGTATTTTAAATTCTGATTGAATTAATTTCACATAATTTTCACCAGAAACTACACTGCCATTTAATGTTAAAAATGTTTTTAATACATCATCAACTTTGATTGATTCTATCATAGATTTTACAAAATAAATGGTATCATCTCTAAAGTTACCTTCATTTAATAAAACATTTAATCTTTTTTGTAAATCATCATATACAATTTCGTTTTCATCTTCCATTGGAAGGACACGAATTTCAGTACGAGATGGTGATATTTCATGAATCCACAACTTATCTTTTTCAATCGTTTCGGAACCAACTCTTCTATTAATTAATGAAACCTGACTTTTAAAAATACCATTAGAATATCCAGCTTCAGTAATAAGTTTTTCTATATCAATAATATACTCATCTGCACCATTCATTTTTATGTTTGATGGATTTTGAGTAATTAAAAAATACTTTCTAATATTCTCTATATCCAATGGAATATATCTTACTAATTGACCAGAATCACCTTGTGGTAATTGATTATCGTTTGAATCATAAACAATAAATTCAATCATATCAGATATACCAAGGCCAAAGTATGATTTACCAATTTCTCTTTCAAAAATGGTTCTGTCTTTAGCGTTTACTCTAAACCCCTTTTTATCTATTATTTCTTTAAATCCTTTTATTGCCATGATACTTGCTTATTCTTATTTGCAAAAACTTTATATACTAAAATTGAAAACTTCTCGCCAAACTTGTGTAAGAATTTTCCTTTGTAATTTTGTTTAGGTAAAACACCCATTTCGTATGCCATGTATTCCGACCAATCTTTAACAAAATAATTGTAAACGAATTTAGAAAAAGATTTAGATGTTTTTAATTTATTGACAATCGGTTGTGCCCAAATCCAATATCCATACATAACTTCAGGATTTTTCTGAAGTACGATATCACCAAATTTAGAATCCATATCGTAAATGAATTGTGGCATAAAACCTTGATTATACATTTCAGTACAAATAATAGTTCCCTTTTCTTTTCCAGTTCTTTCATTGAGTGCATTAGCAGCATCTGCAAAGTTATTTTGTGCAGCAACTAAATTATCTTGAATTGTTGCAATAGTATTATTTGCTCTTTCAATTGCATTTTTTGATTCCTCTTGTAATGCGATGAATGCTTCTTTTTCTGCAAGTAATCCTTGTAACGAAGCTTCTCGTGATACTCTTTCTATAGCTTCTTTTACACCTTTAGAAAGTGCAGATTGTAAATCCAATGTCACCGATTGTAATACTTGATTTGTAGCATCTCTTTCGTTTTCAGCGGAAGACCTTAATAATTTTTCTAAATCTATTTGAATTTGTAATTGTTCTATATCAGTTCTAAGTGATTGGTTTTCTACAAGTAATTGGTCTATTTGTTCTTGTAAATCTTGTATATCAAGAAGAGCCCGATTATACAATCTTCGTAAATCATTATAGATTGATTTTAATACAACTTCAGGTGCTTTTACTTGTGGAGGACCTATTAATTCATCTACAACGATATCAACTGCTTTAACAAGTTGTTGATTATTATAAACCGGTCTTTCAACATAACCAAATGTAGAACCATCGGTATCTACTGAAGTATCCGATAAAATAATACCTTCTGGAGTTACCTCTTGTTTTAATGCAGCCGAACCACTTTTTATAAGTTCTGATAATATAAATTCGTTACTTAATGCCATTATTTTTCTATCAAGAATGTTAAATCTCTATCGGTAAAGTATTCTATTACACCATCTCTATCTATCTTTATTTCGATATAATACTCTCTATTAGTTTCCCAATTTTGTAAATTTAATTTAAAAAAATTACCATTAGAATCACAACTAACTTTTGAATAATCACCAAATGGTATAATAACATCATCAGTAACAATATCTCTGATTTGATAGTATGTTGATGCTGGTAAATATTTCAAATCGGTGTATGTATAATAATCAGTATAAGTTCTTAATGGATATTTTTCTCTACCGAAAACTCTAATTTCAGGTTTACTACCTTGTTTATATCTACTTTTTAATCGTTTGAATGTTACATGAATATCATCCGAAGTAAGTTCGGTAAGTGAACCAGTTGTGAATGTAGAATCATCCCAGCCAATTCTTAATTTTGGTTGATAGATTGTATTAGTTTCTTTAGAAAAGAATTTTAATTGGCCATAATCATTGGAATCATTTTCAAGTGTAGAATCGTATTTAATAACGAATCCATTATTTGGAAGTGAACCACTTAACCATATTTGAATTGTATTTTTAACATCAACTGATAAATCTGCAGTTTGATATTCAAATGATTGAGTCGATTGTGAACTAGTATACCAAGTACCACCTCTACCATTATTTGAACCAGTTGAATCGAATGAAAGAGAATCTGCTAATAACCAATTAGTATTAGTAGATTTGTGATTCCAAGTTATTCCATCTCCTGAAATTTCATCAAAACGAGTACCAATACCCATTTCCCATGATTGCGAAACTGGATTGATGTATATTGTGTATGATAACGGAATTTCAGATGCTTCTGCTTCGTGTAGTATAAGTTCAGCAGAACTCATGGTTACCTGTCCACTTACTATTGATGATGAAAAATTACTTAAATCAAATTGAATAAATGAACGAGCAACATCTTTTAAATTTCCATAATAAGTTTTGGAAACTTCTAATATTTCATCTAAACCAGTATTTTGGGTAGGTTGTTGTAAATAAATTGATGCATCTTTAGATGCTGTTAAAAAATAATACATTATATAGCCCTCCCCTTAATGTCTTTATTTGGAAACTTGACTTCGAATACTGATGGGTCTAATGATGGATATACCATTTTACCTTTTGTTGCTGCTGAAATATTATATGAATTTTTAGAGTAACTACCCAAGCATTTATTTACAATTTCACATTTTGGTACTGATTGAACCCCTTCTACACCTGCAATCAATAATTCAACTTCAGAAATATTAATTGGCATATTAAATGTCCAATTATCAATATTAAAGTAATCTTGAAGTTCGGTAATACAACGAGTTAAAACTTCTCTTTTATTGTACCCACCATAAACTCTGATTTCAAAATCAACACCAATATTAATTACAAATCCATCCAATAGATTTACACCATCGGTTAGTAATCTATATTCGTTCATATATGTTTTAAGATTTTCTTTAACAGCTCTATTAAGAGGTGTTAAATTTTTATTTAAATTATATCCTAAAACATATAAATTAATTGCGAATGGATTATTTTTTTCTTGTATATTATTTTTCTTACCAATTAAAAATTTTTGAACTTCTTGTCTAATTTCATCTTCTGTCAATTCTCTATTTCTTAAATCAGTAATCAAACCAGTAAATTCATCCAAAACATCAGGATTAGCCAAAATAGAAGAAGGTGAATTATTATCTAATTCTCCATCAGGTGCACAATATGCTTTAGCAATACCACCATATTTTGCAGGTAATGATAAAGCTCTTACTTGATAATCTTTACGAGTTACCGCACGATTTTGAGAACCAAAGTTAGCTAGTGAATTTTCTCTAATTTCTTCAATAGTTTCTGCACCCCTACCTCCAGTTGCAGGAATTTCATTATCCACTGCAACGGAAGCCTTCATTGAATTATATAATCGTAATTCATCTGGAGTAAAAGTTGTAGTATCATCATCAAATTCAATTCTATCAATTTTTGTCAAATCTCCTTTTGGTACATTTGAACTAATACCACCCCCAACTAAATACGAAACCGTAAGAGTTGTGTTGGATGGTGATTGACCATATGTATTAGTCTTTAAGAAATTTGCAGGATCAAATGATGAACCTAATTTATTAATCGAAGAATTAAGTCCTAATCCTACATTTTTAAAATTTGGTATTAGAGTTTCATCATTTGTACTCATTCCACCACCAAACACAAGAGTAGTTGTATTGTTTTCGTTTATTTGTTTTGTAAATCTACGAGATGTTTTAATTAACTTTAATATATTTGGAACTGAATCTTTAAATTGAACTAAATCTTTATCAGTTTGTTCGGAGTTTGGATAATCGACATAGACCATTTCTTGAGCAAGATATGGTACCTCATACCATTTATTTCCATTTGAATCACGAACATCATAAATATCAATAACATTTGTATCTGCTATTTCTATTTTAGAAAATTGTTGAGCAGAACCAAAGTTTATATTTTGAGATTTTAATGTTGCAGAAATAGCGTTTACATATTTTTTTATCAAATATAAACTTGGTTCACCGGTAATACCATCGGTTGAATAAACACTTATTTCTCTTTCATCTTCAACATTAAAATCCAACATTTCGGTCGTTCTAAATACAACAGAACTTGGTCCTGAAACCAACATACCTTCTTTAATTCGTAAAAAATAAGTTTCATCAGGTTTAATATCACTGCCAGTTCGTGTTGCTGGTGCTAGTTGATAAACTGATAATTTGGTAATAGCGGGTGATGTAACTTTTGGTTTATATCCTAAATAATTTGCAAGAGCAATAACATTATTTTTATCCTCAGCATATAGCATCATCGATTCTTTTAGGGAATCATCAACATAGTAAGAAAGAACATCACCTATATAAGATGCCATTTCAATGAATAACATACCAGGAGATGCCTCATTGAAATCGGAATAAGTTTTTGGGAAATATGTTTTTGCGTATTCAATTAAATTACGTCTAAATGATGCAAAATCTTTATTAAGATATTTTATATCTCTACCCTGATTACTTCTTCTTGTTGTACTATTTAGTGCCATTTAATTAACCTCGTATCGTAAATGTTATTTCTTCTGTATTTATTTGATTACCAACTGTAAATTGAATATTCATATTTGCAATGTTCCTATCTTTCATCTCATCTGTCATTTCAATATCGATTTGTTTGATAGTAATATATGGTAACCAATAATTTACATTAGTTGTTATTGTTTCTTCCAATCTAGTTTCAAAATCATCCGTCATTTGTTCAAATAACAAAGATTGTAATCCAGTACCAAAGTTAGGTTGCATAACTCGTTCACCTTTCTTAGTAAGTAATAAATTTTTTAAATTTGCTTTTGCTTGTTCAAAAACAGAAAATGCCTGATTAAAATATCCAGTATTACCTCTTTGAACTGGTAAGGTTATACCGTAAGCAAAATCATTAAATGCCTCGGTATCCTTTACAATCTTTTTATTTAAAACATATGCCATTATTACTTCTTGAACCTCTTTACTAATTGAGAGTAATCACGATTTAATGCTTTATCTAATGCATCATTTCCAGTTTTGACACCCAATCCACCTCGTTGTGCACCTCCGAAATCACCATATCCCATTTTTTCTGCCATCTGATTTCTCATAGCACCCAACCCTATTTGTGCAGTTACTGGATTGTTAAATGTGAATGTTTCATCAATATCAGGTTCCGCATCCATATAATTTGGAATATAAGATGCCCCTTCCTGAATTGGTTGTTGGTATGTATCTAAAATTGAAGTACTACCACCAAGACCACTTCTTTGAGCAGAACTAAATGGTTGTGTTTGATTTAGTATTTCATTTAATACCGGATTTTTTGTATACTCTTTTGTTGGTTTATTTTGAGTTTGTTGTCTTTCTTTTTGTAAGACAGATTCTGCAAGAGCAAAAGGGTCTAATTCTTTTGTTTTAGTTGTAGCTTGAACCGGAGTTTTAATTTTTGTTTCTTTCAAAAGTTTGGCCATTTTAGCATTAACTTCTTCTTCTAAAATCTTTGGAAAAATTTTAGTTAAAAAATGTTCTTGTTTTTTGGAAACCTCTGCCTCTACTAAAATTTGAATTAATTTAGCTAATTTTTTACTATCCATTTTTATTCGGTTTTATTCTTATATAAATATACCTATAATAGATTTTGTATTGTAAATAAAAAAGGGAGTAATACCTCCCTTCTTTTTTAATTACCTTTTATTGGAAAACGTGTCCAACCGGTTATCCATGCTGGTTTATCTAATTCGGGTATTACTACATCTATTTCTTTATTATTCTTTGAAAGTGCTAGGGTTTTTAATTGTTCACTAGTCAAAATTGTAGTTGCTTTACTGATGAAGTTTAATGTTGGATTGAATGTTCCTACCGAATTGTTTTCGAATAATGAAACTCCATCTTTTACGAATTGTGCAGTTTCGTTACTTTCCAAACTTAAACCACCTTTCATCCATCCCCATACAATACTATTCTTCATTGTGAATTGAGTTGCTCTCCTAAATCTCAAACCTAAATTGTGGTTTGATAAAGAAGAAGCGTTATTAGGCCCTATTAAAATCATATTATAAAGTTTTGGATGAGTGTAAGGTTGTGCAGGTGAACCCGTTCCATCGTTATCACATTCTACACCATTTCCGGCATCACCACTATCTACGAAGTGTGGGTCTCTCTTTGCTACACCATTTGTAATTGTTCCGGTGTATCCGAAATCAAAATCAAAATCATCATCTGCAGTTGCGTATGCGTATAAGTTTTTACCATTTACAGTTCCACCAAAGAATTCAAATGCATCATCGTTAGCATAGATTGTTTGTATGTTTTCAAGAATTGTTCCACTACCAACTCCACCTAATGTTAGTGCGTTAATTTCAGAGTTTGGTAATGCTGCAATACCTGCATATTCAATTCTTACATAACGAAGAATACCACTATTATCATTATCATCAGTTCCACCATAAGGTCTACCAATACCACCTTCGATTGTTGGTTCTGATGTTCTATTGGTTTTTGCTCTACCCAATATCACAACACCGCCCCAATCACCAGGTGCTCTTTGTCCTTCAGGTCTACCCGATGTAAATACTATTGGTTTTGTAGGAGTTCCTTCTGCTACGATTTGAGAACCTCTTTCAATTACTAATGCTCCTTTTTCTGCTAAATCCGAAACAATAGTAGTTCCTGGTTGTATAAATAATTTAGCACCATCTGTTACATATACATACCCCTTTAGTGTCCAAACTTTATCAGATGTTAATGTGGTTGTAGTACTGATATTTCCAACTAATGTAGTAGATTGTGGTACATTGATTGGTCCGTCTTCTCCTCCTAATTGAGTATCACACCCAAAAAGTGAAATTAATAAAAATAATCCTAATAGTTTTTTCATAGTATTAAATTTAGTGTTAATGAAACTGTTTGTTCGTTGTTTGTTTTAATTAAATCTCTGTTTTGTAACTTTTGGTAAAAGATTGATGATTGAGCAAATACATCACCTATTGCCAATTTTAATTCTCCTTTCGGAAGTTTGTGTAAGAATGTAACATCTAATACATCTCTACTATTTTCAAAGATGTCAGGATACCCCTGAAATCCTACTGCTGATATTCTATCTCCAACCCTATTATATGTTATATTAAGGGTTTCATTTTTTTTGTGTATATTCACCCCACCATTTAAGACATAGGTTGACTGTCCTTGTAATTGTCTTTTAACACCATTCACTTCAACTTCGGAATTCATTACCGATGTGTTTGCGTATATATCAAACCAACCATTTATCTTTTTTCGTGCTTCCAATTCAACACCATATAGGATAGCTGAATTTGGGTTAGTGTAAGTTAGGAGGAGGTTGGATGGAACTGACCCATCTGCTACAATTTGTTCTATTGGATTGATAAAGTTTTTACCAAATAGGGAAAGTGAAATGTTCTCACCCATATTTGGATACCATTCGTATTTTAAATCAGCATTGTATATATCAGTTTTCTCTAAATTAGAGTTACCCAATAATTGAGCATTTCTAACAAAATCATAATATGCAAAATTAGCAACTTCTCTGAATTCTGGTCTTACTAATGTTTTACTTACCGAAAATCTATACTTTGTTTTTTCTTCGTTGTATGAAAGGTTTAGCGATGGTAGGATATCCAAATACTCTCTATCTACATTCACTTTTTGCCCACTAAAATCTGCAGTTTGGACATCAAATAGATTATACTCACCTCTTAATCCAGTGTTTAGTTTCCACTTACCAAATTCGGTATCATACATTGTGTATAACGAACCCAAATCAAAATCAGCAGTATATCTATCAGTATTGTTTGTTATCTCATCTAACATATCGTTTGATACATAACGAAATACTCTAGCATTAAATCCTCGCATCTTTTTTAGATAACCACCTCCTACTTTAATCTTACCAAACTCTTTGTTGATATTACCATTCAAAGAGTTCTCATCCATCACACTCCAAAAACGATATGTATCTCTCCATGCAGTTTGATATGGTTCATTTACCCCTAATGATTTTGTAATCGGATTAACTCTATAATCAGGTTGTTCTCTGAAGGTGTATGTGTATCCTAAATTGAAATCCCAAGTTTTAACCTTACCATCTAATTGAGAACTAATTACGATATTGTTTATGTGGTTTGATGCAGTAGATAATACATTCTGCACATTATCAAAGTTATCACCACTACGAGTTAGATATGTATCATCTGTTTGGTAATTCACCAATGTTTTCCAACTATATCGGTTATCTCCTAAATAAGTAAGATTCAATAATCCATTTGCAGAAATTCGGTTAGTGTATAAAACATCTTTGTAATCGTATGCTAATTCAGTTGATGATTGGTAATCTTTTCTATCAATTTTATTAAGAGTGTATCCATTTCGGATTGTAGAACTGAATAGTGAATTCCATTTTCCATTTACATATCCAAACGATACCCCACCATTAAGATTTGGCAGGGATTTCAATTCTTCAGTTGGTGGATTATTGATTAGTTTCGTATAGGCCCTCTTATCACCATTTCCACTAATTCGGTATTTGTATGTGGAAGGGAATGTGGAAGGGAAATCAGTATCTTGAACTAACTTAAAATCTCTAAAAGTTGAAACCGAACCCCAACCACTTCCCAATGAGATATTGAAAAAATTATCAGATACTTCCTTTGTTGTTATTTGAACCAACCCACCTGCCCAATCACCAGGATTATTTGCTGATGCTGATTTGGCAACTATTAAGTTATCAATAAGTGATGTGGGGATTATATCAAATGAGAATGCTCTCCTATCGGGTTCGGTTGATGGTAGTGGGGTTTTGTTTAGTAGTGCCGAATTGTATCTATCTGCTAATCCTCTTACTAATACAAACTTATCGTTTTGTATTGTTACACCACTTACTCTTTTAAGAGCATCACCTACATTTCTATCGGGTGTCTTTTTTATGAATTCAATTGATAATCCATCAGATACTATACTACTATTTCGTATTGATTTAACAATTGTTATATCATTTACTTTTTGAGATACACTCTGAACGGTAACTTCTGATAATTCGGTTGCATCATCGGGAAATATAATATCGAATTCAGTATCGGTATCCAATACTACTTCGTTTGTGTATTCTTTGTATCCAACAAATGAAGATTTTATTTGATACTTTCCTTTTTGTAATTGAATTAAATACTTTCCATCGGTATCGGAAAGTGTTGTAAAAACACTACCTTTATCATTTATAAAAGAAATGTGTGAAAAGTAGAGTGTTTCAGATTTTGATTTTGTAATCCCCTTTATTGTTACTTGCGAAAACAATAAATTGGGTAGTAATAAAAGTATTAATAAAAACCTTTTCATAGATATAAAGTTAGTTCCCCAATAACTATTATTCGGTTTTTTTAAAATTTTGAGTTTTTGATTACTAAATTATTATCAAATTGTTTATTTTTTTATTTAAGTGTAAAGGTTTGGGTCTTCTTTTAACTTATTCCAATAACCACAAAATTTCTTTTTTCTGTCATTCCATCCATTAGGAAGACCATTTTTATTTTTACCATTGATTCTGATTGATACTTTTAAAACAGAATTTTCAGTATCATCTATTGCTAAATCATTTATCTTATTTCTTTTCCAAAACCATCCGGCTACATCTGCAAAATAATCAGTCGCAACTATTCTTGGGTTTTGTATAACATTATCGGTAACAGCACTATTATAATTAGTGTAGTTTGCTCTACCAGTGAGTTGTATATACCCTCTTCCTTTAAATTTACGCCCATCACCAGGTTGTGTATTTCCTAAACTTTTTCTGCCCTCATATGCATCTCCACTTGCAATTTCTTCTTTATAGTAAAAATTTGCAGTTTCGTGTGCAAGTTGTGCCAAAAAATGTGCCCGTTGAATCGGAGTTATTATTCCATATTGTTTCATTGCAGCTATTAACAACGCATTAGGTTCTGCAACTCTAACATTTCCACATCCAGTAATTTTTTCACTTAATTGTACTTTAGTATCACCTTCGGTTTGTGATGGATCAGTCCTTCTTGGAGCATCAGGTAAATCTCTTTTTACATCTTCTATTTTTAAATTACCTTTAATAACTTCACCACCGAGTTGACCACCTATAGCAGTAGATTCTGATATTACATATCCTTTATCACTTGCTATGACTGCACATTCCAACTCTTCAGGTTTAAACTCTACAAGTTCATTAAGATTTTGTAGTATTTCTTCACTTAATGTTAAACGAGGAGGTGGTCCTGAACCTGCAGGTGGAATAGTATATCCTGTCCAAGATTTAAATCCTGGTAATGGTAATGGTGCAGGTAGTAATGTACCTATGGTGATATAAATACCACCTACGGTTTGTAAATGTAATTGTATTTGTGTTATTAGTTGATTTAAAAAAACTTCACTATCATCAGTTGGTCTTGCCATATCTTATTATCCTACTTTTTGTGATTCAACTGCTGCTATACCATTTTCATTTAATCTCCAAAGAGCAACTGTATTAAAATCTACATTATTTGTCTGAACCCTTTTTTGTGTGAAATCACTAACCCATGCGAATCCAGTCCAAACTTGTATGTGACCGTATCTTTTTGATGTATATCCTTGTGCAATCACATCTCCAACTTGCCATTTTGTTGGGTCTTTAATCCATTCCTCATTTACCTTGACTTTATTATGGTAATATGTTGTACCCCCAACATTAATTGCAAATGAAGATGCACCAGTTGAGTTAGTATCAGTTCCAGGACTTTTGAATGAAAACCAATCAGCATGACCATAAATTTTACCAAGTGCATTTACACCAGTTAATGCTGCAACTACTGCTTGAGTACCTTGTGGACATAATCCATGAACTCCGTCGATATAACCCCTTTTTAAGTTTTCATATTTTACTCGTTCGTTTTTGCCAAGTTTTCGTGCAAGGTCTCCTGCAATTTTTAACAACTTATCCAAAGTACGATATCCACTTTTTACTTCTTTAGAATCAGTTATTTCTTTTAGTCCTTGTTCTTCAACTGCATCATCAATTATTTGTGTTTTAACATTATTTAATTGAGTTGCTGCTGATTTTTCTAAATCAGTAACTGCCCTACTTTCAATAATTTTTTGATTTATTTTTGCAGGGTCTGGATTTATAATTTCCTGAACCTCTAAATCATTTTTATCCAATGGAACTCTATTCCAATCTAATTTTTCATAAACATTATAACTGATTGGCTCAGGTTCAAGTGGTGTTTCTATTGTTACATCAGATGGAGTCCATGTACCTGAATTTGTTGTAAAGTTAGCTATTTGTGAAATATGCACAAAAACTCCAAGTGGTGTTATTGATGGAATTGGTGGTGGAAATAATCGCATTGTTGCCATAATTCTATATGTTTATTCGTATATTGAAACGTGCATAGGGTCATTTGTTTTTAACCATTTCATTCCTACTGATTGAAAAATACTGGCTACTTGTAAAAACCCTTTATCAAAATCGTTAAAACTTCTTACTTTAGTGTTTCCTTTATATATACCATCATCTTTAAATGATACTCCATATGGGTATCGTATACTATTCATATCAATAGCGGTTCCCCATGCATGGTTTGATAATCGAGTACCACCTGTAACATTTCTAACTGCAAGACCACCTGCACAATTTTCTATATATTGTTGTAATTTTTTTTCTCTAATTATTTTTAGAGCAGGTTCAACTACTGCAGCAAGGTCTTTATGAATTGTTATTTTTTTATCACCACTCGATATAGGAAATAATATTTGTGTACAATTTGTTTTAATATATTCGGGGTTTTGTTTATACCAACGGCGAGTACCTTCTTCACTTGAAACTTCAAAGTTAGGGGCAGGTCCAGGACCAATTGCAGGCCAATATCCATTACCACATTTTTCTAATAATTTAAAATCACCACCAGTACCAGTTGTAGTAGTTGGACCGGTTTGGGTAGAACCTCCAGTATCAGAAGATTGTTGTCCTGAATTAGATTGTTGTATTTCTTGTTGATTTGCAAAAACTTGTTCTCTATCCACATTTTTATTATGTGATAATGCTGCGGATGTACTACTAAATTGATTTTCGTATATTCTTTGGGTTTTTGGATACTCTATTGTTATATCTTTTTGAATTGTTTTCGCCTCTTCTACTTCTTCTTGAGTAAATAATTCTATAATTTGTTGAAGAAGTGAACCTCCACCTGAAACTGGGGTCCAATACGCCTGAAACGCCTTTCCCATATTTGTAATGATAGCATGTTCACCTGATGATTGTTGGAATGCAGTATTTAAAACTCCGTTTAATACTTGTTCCATTGCTGCTGTATTTCCTTCTTGGAGAGTAATACCGTTTACTGTATCAAACCCTCGTTTAATTAAGGCATCATATTCTTGTACTAATTTTTTAGCAAATTGTTCTTTAAATGCTATATTTGGTTGATTTCGCATAAAAACCAACATATTTTGTTTAAAGATATCGTATGACATTTTATTCAGTATAATTTAAAGTAGATAACATTTCTGATAATCTTCCTTTTAAAGCATTGAATTGTGCTCTATTTTCAGGACCTGTTGCAGTTGGACCAGATGGAGTTCGATATACTTGTGAATTAATCAAATCAATCATGGTAGATAAAATTTCTTTTAAATTATTACCTCTAACCAATGGTTGGGATGAATTATTGGTGTTTAAGAATATTTTACCACTACCAGTATTCAATGTAATGTTAGAATTACTTCGATTTGTGGTTATGTTTACATTACCACCAAAATCTAACTCTGCACCAAGACCATTATCAATTGAAAATTTACCATCAGATATAAACCCATAATCTCCTTTCGAATGAAAAACCATTTGACCTGTCTTTGCAGAAATTATAATTTTACCACTATTAATTAATAAGTGGTCATCACCTTTGAGAGGGTTTGGGTATGAAGAAAATCTACTTGGGGTAATAGATGTTGTTGCAGTAAATGGTATTTGATATTCACCACTTGATAAAACAATAACACTACCATCACTATTTACATTTTCTTCAGTAATATCACCTTCTTTTAAAGAAGATGCTGTTTGGGCATCTTGTCTATTACGAATAATAATAGTTGGTGAAAAAACATTATCTGAATTGTTATAACCACTAAATCTAATCGATTGACCAAAACGGGTTTGAATTAATTTATCACCTTCGTATAATTTTAATTTATTTACCGAATTGTATCTAAAATACTTACCAAACTCACTCGTTTCAGAAATTTCATTTACAGTATTTCCAAGAGGAGTTCCGGTTTGAGCTGATTCTTTTATAGATGCATCTACTGCAATTTTTTCTTTCTTGCTATAAATTACATCTGCTCTTCTTTTTATAGCATTACCAGTATTAAGTGAAAATCCTGGTATTCTTCTATAATATTCAACCGAACCAACCATTACCAATTCAACCGATTCACCAATTAATGGCAATTCAGTATCTGATGGATTTAAACATGGGTATGTATTTAGTTGTTCGTTTGGATTTGTACCATCTGAATATTTTCGTATAACAACATGACCTACTAAACTTGTATCTTTTTCGGTAAACGCAGTTTGAAAATCTTTTTTATTTTTAATTCTTGGATGGGTTTCATCTAAAATAACATCAACAACAACTCCAGTACTGCTTGATGCAATTGCAGTTTGTTTATTAGTACCACTCGATATATTTGATTGTTGTATTCTAGTACTCATTACTTTTTATTTATTTTTTGTTTTAATTCTTCTACCTCGTAAGTCAATTCATCCACTTTTTGGTCTTGGACATCAACTACTTCTTTAGCAGTTAATTCAATTTCTTTGAGTAATTGTTCTTTTTCTTCATCACTAAGGAACCCAGTCTCACCCTCTGATTTATGTTGAGAAGACATGATTCGTTGTGCAATTGCAGCAAGTTTTATTAACGCATCATCATTTTTTACTGATGTATCTACCAAATCTTTTATGATTGGGCCAATAACTGCCATATCTCCGGCATGCCTAATTACCTTTTTCATTTCAGCAATTAGTTCGGAAATTCGTTGTTTTTTATTTACTTGATTATCGTAAATGTCCTTAAATAGACCAGAAAGGTTCTTACCAGGAAATAATTCAAAATCTGTACTCATGATTTTACCATATTATGTTGTATATAAATATAGTAAACGAAAAAACCTCACCGAAGTGAGGTTTTATCTAATTTACTTTCTTGTATTGACCTTTTTTTTGTTGAGATTTAATTGTCTCTTTTGCCATTCTTTTTCGATTTATGTCTTTTCTTTCACGATTAGTCATTATCAACCTCCTTCAACTTACCACACTTTAAACATTCTAATTCACCATCGTTATCAGAATCACCCCAAACGTGCTCACATTGTCTATGTGCGAAGTAAACATCGATTACACCATCACCATCAAAATCAATACCATCCATAATACCATCACCATCTTCATCCACTTCAATACCAATTCGTGGTTCTTGTTTTACAATCACTTGTTCTTGGATTTCAACTTCTTTTACAATTGGTTTTATTGGAGTTGGTGGTTCTGGAGAATCACCACCTAATGTATTACTTAATGATACACCATCTTCCTCATCCATTTTCTGAACTAACATTTTATCTTTATCAGTATCACTAAACCAATAGTCAATAATTTTACCATACGA